ATCAAACTGGTTAGCATCCCAAAAGAAGGGACACTCCATGTGTCCTCCTTGTGATGAACAGGGATCAACCCAAAGATGAGGTTTTTGCGACATCCGCATATTGTCAGCATCAATTTCATTGGTTAGGAAGTATGCTCTTGAATTCTTCATTGGTGCATAAGCCACTAAAGCTCTGCCCCAATAGAACTGATTCCCATTAAGTACAAATTGCAAATGCAGTTTTCCACTAAACAACTTGTAATTACTCAATCGATTACCAACACGTTTGTTGCGAAACCACAACTCCCAGGGGTCGAATGTGGTCTTTATGTTACCTCCAACAGGCCATTCTATATCTGTGATCTTTACTGGCCTCTTGAAGAAATTTTGAATGTCCACATTTGGATCATGTGCCTCATAGCGTGAGGAGTCAATCTCCGAAGAAACCCCTGTTGTGTACGAGGGATTTCCATCCAAGAACTGGACAGTTCCTTGGGTTTTCGTTTCGGAATCATTTTGTGAATATACAATGCCTGATTCCGGGCCAAGCGCATCTCCTGATGCTACCCGATTAAAGTCGGGTACTTTACAAAGAGGGGATTTTGACTGCGAGTTCCCCTTTGAACTCCTTATATTTACATTAGAAGGTATTTTATACAACATCATGCTACCTAAGCAATGATGCTAATTCTATTTACAAGTAACTATCTTGGTCAGATTGGGTGCAGGTCCTGACTACCTGGCGCCATAAGGCGACTAGTCAAGCTCTCCCATGACTACATCGGGGTCATTGGTTTCAAAAATTTGAAGATCAATGATGCCACGGTTGTATTCCATGTGGGGGGCTTGTCTGGCTTCCCAGTCTCTCGCATAACGAACTAGCAGATCGGGTCTACTGCAAAAAGTAGAATGACCCATATACACGTTGTCATTGTGAAAGAACTTCTGAGAGGGTCCGTCCAAAAAGGACATTATCTCATCAGAAATTTCTGGCAGAAAAATTTTATTGAGCTCTTCAGTCTGCCTTAGGAGCTTCCGCATGATGCTTCGAACCTTCCAATCCGAAACTGGTGTCAAACATGAACTATTGACAGACTCCCAGAGTCTACGGATTGCCGAAGAAATTGTGCCAAGTTGAGCTCGTCGAACTCGGATATTGACAGCAGCCATTTGTATGGTGTGATCAAAGAAGCTTGATTGTCGCACATCTTCTGCCATGTGCGTGAAGTGACCATGATTTGAACACCAATTCCGAAAATATGCATCCTTCACGTAGAGTATTGGAGGGACCTCCAAGAATCCATTCCGAACTTCCAGACGTGGGACTTGCCCCGACTCACGATAAAATTTATGAGCAACAGAGCAAACATAGTTTTGATAGGATTCAGATCTTGGCGTGATATACCATGGAGTCATCTCATTTGGCTCTTCATTGAGAGTTATAAAGAATTGTTCCAATCGGTAATCAAGATCAAAATCTGGGTTGAACAATGCAAATTGGACTGCTTGTCTCTGGTGTTCTCTATCAATCCAAATTTCTCGATCCACCAATGATTTAATCACCTTAACTGTGTCAATGCCCCTGACGGTCCGGACCATTTCCGGAACAGTCTCCATTCTACCCGATTCCTTTCCGAGGCCTTTGGGCATAATGGCTTCTTTGGCTTTGTCATAGGCGCATGTGGTAGCATTAAACCGAGCGATCAACTCCTCCTTAGTGGGAGGATTAAACCAATCAGTTATCAGCTGCCCATCAGCGTCTCGCTCGCCTTCCAATACACGTTTGAACTTTCGCAAATGTTCATCGTATACATCTTCACCATGTAAAAACAACTCTGCCATCGCCTGGGAGAAATTGCCTCCAATGATTTGGGCTTGAAACCTCGTATCCGATCCTTTCAGTCGCTTGCAAAACAGCAAAGACTTATAGATTGATTTGAGATCGAGATTACCAACGCGAGCTTGAAGTAGAGGGTGGAAGAAGAAGCGGCGCTTCAGAAAAGCTGCGTCATCAAGGTGGATGAAAGGCACAGTGGCGATCTGTTTAGAGCCATCAGTGTACTTGATCCCAACAAGACCAAGTTCAGTACCAACGGAAGTTTGATTAAACAATTCCTCACTTGGATCGACAGAAAATAGGTTGTCGTCTCCATATGTGATCAAAGCAAT